AGCCAAAAAGCTTGCTGCTGCAGCAAAGAAGCCCGGTAAACTTGGTCAACGCGCACGTTTTGCTGAAACCCTCAAAGGCATGAAATGACCACTACCGGCTCCACTCTTTTTAACATGGATTTCACGGAAATTGCCGAGGAAGCATGGGAGCGGGCGGGTCGGGAGATGCGTTCAGGGTATGACTTACGCACAGCGCGGCGGTCAATGAACCTGATGACGATAGAGTGGCAATCCAAGGGTATCAACATGTGGACGATGGAGCAGGGGTTTATTACCCTAACTCCGGGGCTTGCCACTTACGCATTGCCAACAGACACCATTGATTTGTTGGAACATGTAATCCGCACAGGGGCTAATACTGCCTCTACTCAAGCTGACTTGACAATTTCGCGCATTAGTGTTTCTACCTATGCCACAATCCCAAACAAACTGCAGCAAGCCAGGCCTATTCAAGTCTGGGTTCAGCGGTTGTCTGGCGAGGTAAATCCTACAAGCGCTACGCTTTCCTCTGCGATTGGGGCAACAGACACCACAATCACGCTTAGTACAGTGGTTGGGTTAGCTGGATCAGGTTTTATCCGTCTGGACACAGAAGATATTTATTACACATACATCTCAGGCAACGTCCTTGGTGGCGTTTTCCGTGGGCAGAACAACACAACTGCTGCATCACATACTGCGTCAACTGCTGTATTTGTACCCCAACTTCCAGCCGTAACGGTATGGCCGACTCCTGACAATTCAACAACGTACCAGTTTGTGTACTGGAGATTGCGCCGAGTCAAAGATGCGGGCAACGGCGTTGAGACAGCAGATATGAACTTTCGCTTTTTGCCCTGTTTGGCTGCGGGTTTGGCATACCACATTGCCGTCAAAATTCCTGAGTTGATGGAGCGCGTCCCCATGCTCAAACAAATGTACGATGAAGCTTTTGAAACTGCGGCGGGTGAAGACCGTGAGAAAGCTGCTATTCGATTCGTCCCACGCCAGATGTTCATCGGGGGCTCATAATGGGTAACCGTTTTGCATCCGGCAAGATAGCGATTGCTGAATGCGATCGATGCGGCCAACAGTTTAAACTAAAAAAGCTTAAAACCGAAATCATCAAGCAGCGCAAATATGAGCTGCTGGTGTGCCCGGAGTGTTGGGACCCGGATCAGCCACAGTTGATGCTTGGTACGTTTCCCGTAGATGACCCTCAGGCACTGCGTAACCCACGTAGGGATACAACGTATGTAACCTCTGGAAATAACGCTGCTGGCAACTTGTCAGGCGGTTCTAGGGATATCCAGTGGGGCTGGGCTCCGGTAGGCGGGGCTAGTGGTTTTGATGCGTTGTTGACACCAAATTATTTGGTGGGAACGACATTTGTTGGTACAGTACAGATTACTGTTTCTTAGGAGTAAATCATGGCGTATAAAAAAGCAGCAGACGGCGTAGTAAGCCGTGGCAAAACATCAGTACAAGTTATGGCTAACGATGGCCCTAAAGTGTCCCCAAAGACTGTCAAAGGCGGCAAGGGCGGCCCAACTGGCAAAGCCATGCGAGCCGTTGGCCGTAATATGGCCCGCGCCAACAACCAAAAGCGAGGCTAATCATGGCTACATTTAGTAAAAAAATGATGGGTAAAGAAGTTGGCGATGCAAGCGTCTACGCCAAGCCGCACAGCAACCCAAAGATTGCTGGCAGACCCGTTCCTGCTGGTGAAAAATTAGTTGGTGCTCGAGTTGCAGGAAGACAGCCATCAACCATTAAAGAAGCGCCTGTGGGGTTTGGTACAAATCCGGGCTTTCCCCCAAACAAAAGTAAAGTTGAAAATTACGACATGAGTGTTGGTAATATCAGCAAGTCTGCTGGCGACGAACCTGTAAAAACCGACGGCATTAAAATCCGTGGTACTGGCGCGGCCATTAAAGGCGTAATCGCTCGTGGTCCAATGGCGTAAGACATGACCTACACCGAACTCGTCACCGAAGTCTCCAATTATCTGGAGAACACGTTCCCTACTGATGTTATGAACACCATGATTAAGCAGGCGGAACAGCGCATTTACAACACGATTCAGTTGGCAAATTTGCGTAAAAACGTGACGGGCACAATCTCAGCTAACAACAAGTATTTGTCGTGCCCTGATGATTTTCTTTCGGTGTATTCATTGTCTTTGTTTCCTGTTGCTGGTGGCGAATATTTATTCTTGCTGAACAAGGATGTGAACTTCATGCGCGAAGCCTATCCAAACCCATCAACGACTGGCAAACCAAAACACTATGCCATATTTGGCCCTCAGAGCGCCAACGTCAATGAGCTGTCTTTTATGGTTGGCCCAACTCCGGACATCACGTATAGCGCTGAGTTGCATTATTTCTACATCCCTGAATCCATTGTTACTGCGGGCAGCACTTGGCTTGGCGATAACTTTGATTCTGCGCTGCTATACGGCACAATGTGCGAAGCAATCACTTACATAAAAGGTGATGCCGATATGGTCAAGTTGTATCAAGACCGATACGTGCAAGCAATTGCGCTGCTCAAGAACCTTGGCGATGGCAAGCAGAGAATGGATTCTTATCGAGACGGCCAAGTGCGCGTTGCCGTATCATGAGTATTGTCCAAACTCAAACCACCAGCTTCAAAAAAGAGCTGTATCAGGGCATTCACGACTTGTCTACCGACACGATCAAGATTGCCCTGTATACCGCTTCTGCAGATTTAAACTCGGCCACCACGGTGTACAGCTCGGCAAATGAAGTTGTAGCGTCAGGCTATACAGCCGGCGGGCAAGTCATGACCGGTGTAGCAATTAGCTCAGATGGATATGTGGCTTACGTTAACTGGAGCAATGTGAGTTGGAGCGCCGCCGTTACCGCTCGATGTGCTCTAATTTACAATGCCAGCAAAGCAAACAGGTCTGTGGCAATTTTAGATTTTGGTTCCGATAAATCATCAAGCACTACATTTTTTATTACCATGCCAGCGAACACTTCAACGTCTGCACTCATCAGGAGTTCAAATTGATAGTCACAACTACTTACGGCGACATGGATGACTCTTTGCTTGAGCGCAAGGATGGCTCGTTTGAGGATGACAACGAGTTGACCACTTGGGTAGAATACTGGAAAGACGCCGAGCTAGTGCATCGCTCCGCGCATGTGACCCTGAAAAAACCCCTCACCTACGTTGCTGCTGAAGCAGCGCAAATTGCATAAGGAGCCATCATGGCCGGTAAGCCAAGAATGCCAGAAGCCGAACGCTTTATGTCCAAGGTGCATAAAGCGGAGAATGGCTGTTGGTTGTGGCATGCTTACCGCATGAAAAATGGTTACGGCTTATTTCGTACCCCCGCAAAACATGAGCTTGCGCATCGTGCCGCGTATAGAATTTTTAATGGCGCTCTTGATACACGGGACGTGATGCACGCATGTGATAATCCAGCCTGCGTAAACCCAGAGCATTTAAGCCTTGGAACCCGAAAAGAAAACATGCAAGACGCTAAAAGAAAAATGCGCTTGCGTGTGGGCGAGTCTCATGGTCGCGCAAAACTAACCGATAAACAGGTTGAATTTGCAAAAACTGCTCCGGGGCTACAGCGAGAAATTGCGGCTTTACTGGGCGTTTCTCAGGGGCACATCAGTTTTATTCGCGGTGAAAATCGCGCATCGAGCGCAAACGTAAGCTGGGCATAGCCCACGAAAGGAACTATTATTTCCAATACCCAATCAATGTGTACTTCGTTCATGGGCGAGCTGATGACGGCTACCCACAACTTTGGCACTGCACCAATCCGCGCGGCAACCACTGCTGATACGTTTAAAGCAGCGCTGTATTTAGCGTCAGCCACAATTAACGCGGCTACCACTGTGTACTCTACTACGAATGAAGTCACTGGTACAAACTACACAGCGGGCGGTGTGACGGTGACCAACGCAACAGCTCCGATTGCGACCAACAGCTCGACTACTGCCGGTGTGGCGTACTGGACTTCTTCAGCTTCAATCACGTACACGACTGTGACTCTGGCTACAGCGTTTGATTGCGTCTTAATTTACAACAGCACCCAGTCCAACAAGGCTGTGTCGGTTCACACGTTTGGTTCACAGACCATTACGGCGGGTACGTTCACACTGACCATGCCGTCCAATACCACTACAACCGCTTTGCTGCGCTTGTCTACTACCTAAAGGGTAGATCATGGCCGGATGGGGCGTCGGCGCTTGGGGCTTAGGCACTTGGGGCAATGGCGAGACCATCCTTACAGGTGATGCGGCCACAGGCGCTGTTGGTACAGTTACGGCTAATAGAACAGTTGCCCTTACAGGAGTTGCGGCCTCTGGCGCAGTCGGTACAGTTGTTGGCACACGCACAGTAGCGGGCGTAGCGGCCACAGGCACTGTTGGTACAGTTTCTCGTGGTGCGACTTCACTGGCGATTACAGGCGTTGGGGCATCGGGAGCAGTTGGTACGGTTGTTGGCTCTGAAGCCATCCCAGATGTAGGTGACGCAGCAGTTGGTAATGTCGGCTCCGTTGGTTTAGTCGTTACCGTTGCCCTTACGGGCGTAGCCGCATCGGGCGTTGTTGGCACGGTTGTGCAGAGTAAATCTGTTGCTTTGTCTGGTGTTGTTGCCACAGGCGCAGTTGGCTCTGTTGTTAATTCATCCACCGTTGCGCTGTCAGGCGTATTGGCCTCCGGTGCAGTAGGCTCCGTCACTGTCGCAGAACGTCAGATCGCCCTGTCTGGTGTAGTGGCCTCGGGCAATGTGGGCACGGTTGTTGGTTCTGAAGTTGTCCTGGACACTGGAGACGGCGCGGTTGGTAATGTCGGCACAGTCGGTATCGCGGTCTCCATAGCTCTCACGGGCGTAGGCGCATCAGGCGCTGTCGGCACAGTTGTACAAAGTAAGACCGTTGCGCTGTCTGGCGTAGCCGGTACAGGCGTGGTTGGTACGGTCATCAATTCATCCACGGTTGCTCTGTCGGGCGTTCTTGGTACTGGCGCAGTTGGCTTGGTCACCCAAGGTCCGACAGTTGCACTTTCAGGAAACGCAGCTTCTGGTGCAGTAGGCACGGTTGTTGAATCAGAGATCATTCCAGAAAGCGGAGATGCCGCAGTTGGCGAGGTTGGCTCAGTCGGTATCGCGGTCTCCATAGCTCTCACGGGCGTGGCGGCATCCGGTGCAGTTGGCACAACAGTCCCCAGTAAATCAGTCGCCTTGACTGGTGTTGGAGCAACGGGCGAGATCGGCGTATCAACTGCAGATCGCATTCTAGCTTTGATTGGAGTGGCGGCAGCAGGCTCAGCGGGCAATGTAATTGCGGTATATTGGAGACCAATACCAGACGATCAAAACCCCAATTGGGGAAGTATTTCAGACGCCCAATTCGCAAACTGGGCATTAATAGGTGACACTCAGACTCCAAGCTGGCAAAATGTGGGTAATTCACAGACGCCCGCTTGGGGCGGTATTGTAACAACACAGAGCCCATCATGGGACGACGTACTAACGGAGGTTTAAACCATGCCAACTACATATACCCCACTTATTGGCTTAGCTTTACCTGTCACGGGTGAACTCAGTGGCTCATGGGGGCAAATGGTAGACAACGCCATTACCTACCAACTTGATGCGGCTGTTGCGGGCACTCAGGCCATTACCAGTGATTCAAACATCACCCTGACTGTTACCAACGGAGATACGGCCGGAACAAACTTGGCTCAAGTCGGAGCAGGCACTACCGGCTCTGCTCAATACGCCATCATTCGCTGCACTGGGGCGCGTACTGCGCAGAGAACTATTACTGCCCCCGCTGCGTCTAAAGCATACACGGTCATCAACGCCACAACTGGCGGGTTCTCCATCAAAGTAGTTGGTGTAGGCCCCACCACCGGCGTGCTTGTTGCCCCCGGCGAAATAGCGCAAATTGCTTGGAACGGTTCAGACTTTGTAAAGCTGCTGGATTTTACACAGTTGGCATCGTCTATTTCGGGCACAAACATTGACTTGTCGCTTGGAAGTTATTTTTATAAAACCATTTCGGCAAACACGACGTTTACATTGACTAACGTACCCGCAAGCGGCACGGTAGCTTCGGTTTATCTCGAGTTAACAAACGCTGGCGCGTACACCACTGTGTTCTGGTCTGGTGTTAAATGGGCAAATAACGTTCCAATCACCCTTTCTGCTTTGGGTACGGATCTGCTTCAATTCATTAGCCGAGATGGCGGCACTACGTGGGAAGCATCAAAAATCGGTTCTTATGGGGCTTATACGCTAAATCCAGCACTTAATGCAAACGGTAATTTGTACGGAAGCGGGACAAACACAGTTTTTGTTTTAGGTGATTCTTGCGCATATGGCCCCAATGGCGATGTTGCTAGATATACCTCCGCCGCTTCTATCCCCCAAGCAACCGGCTGGACATACGCGCCTGCTCTACGTAATTTAATGGCGGGCAACTTAACATTGTCAACAGGCGCAGCCACCGCCAGCACAACCGTGCTAGTAGACACTTTACTTCGTGTGTATGTTGGCAACTACACATCGTGGGCAATGTCCTCTTCGCTACTTGGAACTGCATGGGGCAGCGCTAGTGCGGCAACATGCGCCGTCTATGCGACGACCCCGGCAAAATGGGTAATTGGTGGTGTTGGTGGCAGGATTGCGTATTCCTCGGACGGGTATATCTGGACCTATACAACGACGTTATCGGCTACGACTTTTGGCACTTCGCAAGATGTTGTGGCATTGGTGTACATCGGCGGTTCAGGGAATACGGTTGCCATTGGGAGTACTGGGGGTGTGGCAGTTTCTACAGACGGCGGCGTTACTTGGACATACAACGCAGGCTTGTTAACCGCTTGGACGAGCGGTGTTCCAGTCGCTGCAACCATCACTTCTACCGGTACAATTATGGTTGCTGGGCAATCCGGTAAATTTGCCACAAGCACGGACGGCGTTACATGGACTAACCAAGCTGCTTTGGCGGCTTCGACTTGGGGTGCAACAAACCCAGCGGGTAAGTTTTCCATTGCCAACACGCAAGTTGCAGCAACTGGGTACGTGATGCTGGTTGCGGCAAACGGAACTATAGCCAGCAGCGCCGATAACGGGGTTACGTGGACAGCAAATACTACGTTACAAACTGCATTAGGCGGAACTACGCCTCTAACTTTTTCTGGAAATACTGGGTTATTTATTCCAGCAACCTCTTATTCCGCCGTTTCAAGCACGGTAGTATTTGCTTACGGTACGCTGGGTAGCGCTGCGTATACTTCCGATGGCGGGACAACGTGGTCGGTAGTTGGGGGTCCGGCCCAAACAACCACTCAATTTTTTAGCAAAATTGGTTCCGTGCAAAACTATGTCAACAACGTTGTGTGGAATGGCACTTTGTTTATGGCGGTAGGGTCTTATGCAGCGGCCACAAGTTACGATGGCGTTAACTGGACTACTCGCGCAACGGGCCTTCGGACAAAATACAGCGCAAATGGTGTTGCATCTTCGGCCCTATATTCCGCCGCATATGGTGCTGGCACATGGGTTGTCGGGGCATATAACTCTCGGCTATTTACAAGCACAGATGACGGAGCTACTTGGACATACCAAAACGGCATATATTCAATTAACGCAACCTCGACTCTATACGGGGTGGCGTATGGCAACTCCCGTTTTGTTGCGGTCTCTAATAACGGGCGGACATTTTACAGCACAGATGGCGGAGTAACGTGGGCGCTTGTCGCATCTGGCGTTGCTATTACTCTCAATGCCATCACATATGGCAACAGTAAGTTTGTGACGGGCGGGGTAAGCGGCAGTTTGCTAACTAGTCCCGATGGCATTACGTGGACCAACTACACCAGCACAATTACCGCCACCACTTTTGGAACTAATACCATCACGGGTATTGCGTGGAGTGGTACAAAATTTGTAGTTGTTGGTGGTACAGGACAAGCTCTAACTTCTCCAGATGGAATTACTTGGACATACCAAGGGGGTCTTGTTTCGGTACTTACCGAAGCCAACTCCAGCATTTATTCTGTAACATGGACTGGCGCAGAATTTGTTGCAGTGGGCGGAACTTCTTCTGCAATTGTGGCGACTAGCCCAGACGGCATTACTTGGACCAACCGCACCGCACAAGTACCTCAAGTGCCCGGTGGTTCTTTGTCGGTTAACAGCAATGTATTGCCCGCTTTAAATACATTACGCGCAGTTGCGTCAAACGGCAACACGCTTGTTGTTGGCGGGGATCGCTCTTGGCTGATTACCCGCTAAATAAAACATGCTTGATCCGATCACCATCAGCGCTGCGTTTGCCATAGCCAAGAGCACCATTGCCGGTGTTCAAGAAGCTATCCAGATGGGCAAAGACCTGCAGGAATGCAGTGGTGACCTGATTAAGTTTTTCGAGATGCGCGATACCGTTGCTAAAGCCGCAACGGAAGACAAAGGCAAGAAACCCCGGTCGGACATGGGCCAAGCCCTTGACACCGTGATGCAGGCCAAGGCTCTCAGGGATGCTGAAAAGAAGCTCAAGGAGCAACTGATCTACTCGGGGCAGGGCGATGTGTGGGAAGCCATCCAGGCTGAATATAATTACATCCAAGCTGAACGGCGGCGTGAGGAACGCGAAGCCGAAGCAGCCGCCAAGCACAAGCGTGAGCAACTGGCTGAGTTGGTGGAAACGATATTTTATGGTCTGGCGGGCTGCCTTGTTGGTGGCCTGATTTGCTGGGGTACTGTTGAATTTATTGTCTACAAAATGAGGGGTTGACATGAGTGAGGAGAAAATTCAAGCTATGGAAACTAAAAGCGCATTGATTGAAAAGATCACGTTTGCGCTTTTGCCCTTGTTGTTTAGCTGCGTTGTTTACTTAATGTCAGCGTTATCCAATCTGAGTCACGAGGTGACAATCCTCAATAGCAAGATTAGTCTGGTGGTGACCAGTGATAATCGGCAGGCCCCAAACTCTGGCGCAGAATTGGCGCGTGAAAAACTGCGTCAGGACTTGGAAAAAGAAATCCAAAAGAATCGTGATGATATTGCAAACAACCGGCAAGACATTGCCATTATTCTTGAACGCTTGAAAGGCAAATGATGGATGAACTTCTTTCTCTCCTCAAGGGCATTGCGCCTGCTCTGGCTACCGCTGTTGCCGGTCCTCTTGGTGGGGCTGCTGTGTCTGCTCTTGCTGGGAAGTTTGGCGTTAGTGATAGCGTCGAGGCCGTAGCCAAAGCCATTGCAGGCGACCCACAAGCAGCTCAAAAGCTGGCTGAGATGGAACTGGAATACGCCAAACTGGATGCGTCAGACCGTGACAGCGCACGCAAGCGCGAGTTAGAAATCGCTACCAGTGCGGCTGCGCCTTGGTACAGCAAAATGGTCACCCCGGCCTTGGCTCTGGGAATGTTTGCGCTGTGGGGCGCAGTCAATATCATGCTGCTTAACAGCGCAGTTCCTGACCCCATGCGCGAGATCGTCATCCGTATGCTAGGTTCATTGGATGCTGCAAACATGCTGATCCTCTCTTATTATTTTGGCAACTCACACAAGCATTGATATGAAAGACAACTTCCCCAAATCCCTTGCCGCTGTTCTTGTTCATGAAGGCGGCTTCGTCAATAATTTAGCCGACCCCGGCGGCATGACCAACCTTGGCTGCACCAAAGCAGTCTGGGAGGAACACTGCGGCCACCCGGTGGACGAGAAAGCTATGCGGGCGTTGACGCCTAACGATGTGGGCCCGCTGTACAAGCGTAAGTATTGGGATAAGGTCTGCGGTGATGATTTGCCCAGCGGTGTAGACTACTGCGTGTTTGATGCGGCAATTAACAGTGGCGCGGGTCGTGCAGCCAAACTACTTCAGGCATGTGTTGGTGTAGAACCCGACGGTGGTATTGGCCCCAAGACATTGGCTGCAGTAAAAGCAGTAGACCCCAAGCAATTGGTGCAAGACTATGCTAAACGGCGCTTATCATTTATGATGGGCCTTCCTGCTTGGGCTACTTTCGGCAAAGGCTGGGCACGCCGGGTAAACGAAGTCGAGGCCGTCAGTCTCACAATGCTAAAGTGAGGTAACCAATGCTTAAAGCTCTGCGCCAAAAAAGCGGAGTCAACCGCGAAAATACCCGATATTTTAATGAGAACGGGTATTACGAATCCGAAAAGATGCGTTTTCGCCAAGGCACTCCTGAAAAGATTGGCGGCTGGGCTCGTATTTCTGCGTCTACTTTTCAAGGCGTTTGCAGATCGCTCTGGAACTGGGTAACTCTTGGCGGGCAAAATTTGCTTGGTGTTGGTACAAACCTCAAGTTTTACATTGAAAGCGGCGGAGCATACAACGACATTACCCCGTTACTTAAGACAGCAGCTCTGCTTGGCAACAACCCATTCCAAACTTTTAATGGTCTGGCTACAGTGACAGTCACCGATGCGACTGGCGGGTACACCAATGGCGATTTTGTTACTTTTAGTGGCGCTACGGCAGTTGGTGGCTTGACTTTAAACGGCGAATACCAGATCACCACAATTGGCACCAGCACCTCCACGTATCAAATAACTGCATCGACAACAGCCACATCAAATGCAGTGGGTGGCGGAGCTTCTGTGCTTGCGGCGTACCAGATCAACGTAGGTACTGCAATTGCTATCCCATTGGTCGGATGGGGCGCTGGCGCTTGGGGCTTAGGTACTTGGGGGAATGGTACCGCTAGTACAAACCAGCTTCGCATTTGGAGTCAGAATAACTTTGGCGAAAAACTTATTTTTGGACCCATAGGTGGCGGCATTTATTTATGGGACCCCGCTACATCTCTTACCACTCGCGGGGTTTTAATTTCTAGCCTTTCTGGCGCATCGTCTGTTCCCAGTATCCAAAACCAGATTTTAATTTCTGATGCGTCAAGGTTTGTGTTTGCATTTGGGTGCAATGATTACGGCAGTTCTATACAAGACCCTATGCTAATCCGGTGGTCAACACAGGAAAATTATTTAGAATGGTTTCCTTCAGCTACAAATCAGGCGGGTAGTTTGCGGTTGTCCCACGGCTCAAAAATTGTTACCACGTTGCAGTCCCGCCAAGAAATTTTAGTCTATACAGATTCATCTTTATATTCGCTGCAATATTCTGGTCCACCTGCTGTGTGGGGTTCTCAGTTGCTTGGGGATAATATATCCATTGCGGGGCCAAATGCCGCAGCGCTGGCCTCTGGTATTGCGTACTGGATGGGCGTAGACAAGTTTTATAAGTACGATGGTCGCGTTCAAACATTGCGTTGCGATCTACGTCAGTTTATTTATAACGACATCAATTTATTACAAGCATCTCAAATTTTTGCCACTACCAATGAAGGTTTTAATGAGGTGTGGTTTTTTTATTGCTCCGCTAATTCAACGGTAATTAACAAGTACGTTATATATAACTACTTTGAAGATGTTTGGGCATATGGAACTATGGGGCGTACTGCTTGGATAGATTCTGGTTTGCGCAATTACCCTTTAGCTGCGACGTATAGTTATAACATTGTTAACCATGAGTTTGGCGTTAATGATAATGAAGGCGCAACCGAGCTTCCGATTTACGCCATGATTTCCACATCCGAGTTTGACATTGACGATGGCGATCGGTTTGGGTTTGTGCGCCGCATATTGCCGGACGTAAACTTTTCGGGGTCAACTGTAGATAATCCACAAGTGACATTGACATTAATACCGATGCAAAACTCAGGCTCTGGATATAACAACCCGCAGTCAGTAGGCGGAACTAATACCGCACTTGTTACTCGGTCAGCTACTGTACCTATTGAGAAATTTACTGGGCAGGTTTTTATCCGTGTGCGTGGTCGGCAGATGATCCTTACAATGTCTTCCAATCAACTTGGCTGCACATGGCAAATGGGCTTAAACAGAATTGATGTCAAACAAGACGGCGGCAGGGGGGATACATGAGCTTGTTTTCAACAGTTGTTCCACCGCGTTTGCCTACTCCCCCTGCGGAGTATGGTGAAGTTTATATGGCTGAGTACAACCGGATACTGTATTTGTTTTTCCAACAAATCAGCGCTGTGCAGCCCCTCAACATTACCAGTTTAAACATTAGCGTGGCCCGCCTGCCCACTGAAGCTGCGTTAGCTACGCTGCGTTCGGGCGATGTATACCGTGATACCACGGCGGGCAATGTGTTAAAAATTAAACCGTGACCAAAATGAACTATTTTCCGTTGCCGCCTGAAGTTGCCAAGATTCCGCTAGATGATTACACGGGGGTCATTGCCTTTTCTGGCGGTGTTGAATCAACGGCGTTAATGGCGTGGGTAAAAGCGCGAGAAGAAAAAGTTGTTGCGTTTAATTTTGCATTATCACTGCCTGAACCGCCGTATGGCCCAATTGAAGTTTGGCTGGCAACTCAACGCATTAACGCTAGACAGATTGCTGAAAAGTTTGGTGTGCCATTAATTGAAATTGATCTTCAAATGACCAATTTAATGACGGTACGCAATGAAGAGCCGGAATATAAATACTCGTTTCAACGCTGGTACATATCGTTCTTTTTAGGGATGATGACTGTATATAACCCAAAAATTAAAAATTTGTACTATGGGCTAAACGATACAGATTCAACAGCCACCACTCCAGAACTGCGCAAAACTTTTGAAAAAATTATTACCCAAATGTGCGGGGAAAACAGATTGCGTACTCCGCTATCTGCAATGTCAAAAGCAGAGCAATGGGCATTAATTCCAGATGGTGTAAAGCCGCTTGTTTTAACATGCACTCAGCACGTGTGCGGGACATGCTTTAAATGCCAAGAGCGCATTGATGCGGGGATACCATTAAAATGAGCCAAGACATTATTTCAAAATTAGAAGCCGCTGGGATGGTGCAGGCTCCCGGTATTGATTGGCCTATTGCTCACTTTGATGGCGGCGGTGCTGCTGCGGCTACTGGGGATAGTGCGGCTGCTGGGGATGCTGGGGATGCTGGGGATGGTGCGGCTGCTGCGGCTGCTGCGGCTGCTGCGGCTGCCGGGGATAGTGGGAGTTCTTCCGGCCCTGGAGGATCATCCGGGGAAAGTGGCGCTGCTGCCGGTGGTGCTGGCCCCGGCAGCCCTGGAGATAGCTCAAG